AGACGAGTGGATGGAATCTATGATTGCCGGTGATGCAGAAAAACGCACCGTGTGGGCACGGGTGCTTCGTAAGAGAAGAGAATCTGGTTATCCGTATTTATTTTTTAGCGATACCGTAAATAACAATAAGCCTCAAGTATTAAAGGACCAAGATATTTCTATTTGGGCATCAAATCTTTGCTCTGAAATATGTTTGCCATCCAGTGAGGAGTGGTCATTCGTTTGTAATTTAGCATCAATGAATTGTGCTACATTTGATGAATGGTGTGAGACCGACGCAGTAGAAACTATGACTTGGTTTCTTGATGCAGTAATGGAAGAGTATATTGAAAAGACTGCTGATATTCCGTTTATGAAATCAGCACACGATTTTGCAGCGCATTGGAGAGCATTAGGTATTGGTCAATTAGGGTGGCACTCTTATCTGCAATCTAAAAGTATTGCATTTGAATCGTTTGAAGCACACATGCTTTCTGTTAAAATTAGTAAATTTATTGATGACAAGTCTCTTGAAGCATCAAAAGAGTTAGCCATTGAGTATGGTGAACCTGCCGGTATGCTTGGTGTTGGTGAACGTAATTTAACAAGAACTGCAGTTGCACCAACAACTTCTTCATCTTTTATTCTAGGTCAGGTATCACCATCTATTGAACCGCTCGCTTCTAATTATTTTACTAAAGATTTAGCTAAAGGAAAGTTTACGTACCGCAATCCGCATCTTAAAGCAGTATTGCATGATCATGGTAAAAACAATGAAGAAGTATGGGTAGATATTCTTAAACATGGAGGATCAGTACAACATTTAGATTTCCTTACTCAAAATGAAAAAGATGTATTTAAAACTTTTAGTGAGATTACTCCACTTTCTATCGTACAACAAGCCGGAGGAAGGCAAAAATATATCGATCAATCACAGTCATTAAATATTTTAATACATCCAGATGTTTCGGCAAAGGATGTTAATGCGCTAATTATTGAAGGATGGAAGTTAGGCGTTAAAACATTTTACTATCAAAGATCAGCAAATCCTGCACAAGAATTAGTTCGTGATATTATGAACTGTGCAAGTTGCGAAGCGTAAGGAAGCCTATATGTTACACTATTATATCGAGTGCGATTATTGTGATGCAGAATCACAAGTATCAACAGAAGACAAAGAGCCTGAATATTGCCCATGTTGTGGACATGAAATAAATGCTCAATTATTAGATGCGGAAGATGAAGACTAGTGATACAGGTACTATGCTCGCATAGACATGGTTCAAATTTATATTGTAATTATACAAAAAGTAAATATGATTTAACATTTGTTCAAAATGTACATAATACTCTTGATGGTGAAATTGTAGGAGCATTAGAATTTTTTTTACCAAGATATGAGATTAATGGATCAAATAATATAGAATATAAATTAGACTATTTAAAGTATAAAAAAACTCAAGGTATTCATTATTTTATGAAAATAATGCCACAAATTTTTTATGAAAATCATTACAATTTTCCTTCTGACATTATTGATAATATATTAGAATATATTGATGAATACGAAATACATATTCTAAATAGAAATCCATGGGATGTGTTTCTTAGCTATAGTTATCAAACATTACAACAATTTAAAATCGCTCATAGATTTCGTGATACTAAAAATAATTCAGCGCCTATAGAAATGGAATTTTTAATAACAGACAGAATATTAGAAGATTGGCTACAGAAATATAGTAAGTATAAATCATCGGTTAAATGGCTATGCAGTAATGGTAATTTTAATTATAAAGTAATTGAATACAATAGTTTTAAAGATATCGCTGTTTCTAGAACATTGCCTATGGGATTTGATTATAAAAAACTATGTTTAAATTACAATGATATGAAAAATAAATTTCCCTTTCCTGATGATATAAATAGTATTTTATAATTAAGGAATACTATATTGTGGTTGTTTGAAGGTGAAGAGTTTAATCCGACCGATTCTCGTATTGAGTCTTTGGCTGGATTTGTATATTGTATTACCGATTTAACAAATGGTAAAAAATATATCGGCAAAAAAACGCTATGGTCCACACGAAAACTTAAACCTTTAAAAGGTAAAACTAGACGAAGAGTAAAAAAAGCTCAATCTGATTGGATGAGTTACTATGGCTCAAACGAAGAGGTTAAGTTGCTTGTAGAAAATGATGGAGAAAATAGATTTAAAAGAGAAATACTAAAGCTATGTAAGACAAAGGGTCTTATGAGCTATTATGAGGCAAAAGAACAATTTGATCGTGAAGTCCTTTTTAATGATGAATATTACAATGAATTTATTGGATGCAAAATTCATTCAAAGCATGTAAAAGGAAAAGAATAATGTACGAATATAAATGTACTATTAATAGAGTAGTTGACGGAGATACTGTTGATGTAGATATTGATCTAGGATTTGGCATTGTGTTAACTGACGAAAGAGTTCGTGTAATGGGTATTGATACACCTGAGTCTCGTACCAGCGATAAAGTTGAAAAGGTTTTTGGTAAAGCAGCTAAAGCAAGACTTCAAGAACTTCTTGGGTCTAAAGGTGTGTTAAAGACTGAAATCAATAAAGATGGTGAAGATATGAAAGGTAAGTTTGGTAGAGTCCTTGGTGACTTTGTTGCGCCAGACGGACGTATGTGCACAGAAATTCTTATTGATGAAGGTCATGCTGTCCCATATCACGGTCAATCAAAAGCTGATGTCGAAGTTGGACATCTTGCTAATCGTCAAAGATTAATGCATGAAGGTAAAGTGGATGTAGCATATATTCAGTCATTGAAGGAATAATGTATAAAAGAAGTTATGATAAAAGCAATTTAGATGTATGGATAGATCTATGCACATTTTGCAATGCAAGATGTCCACAATGTCATAGAACATCAAGTCAAAAAAACGGAGAAAAGGCAGTAGCCAAAAAATTAGATAAGGTAGATTGGCTACCGCTCGTTCAATGGGATTTAAAAAATTTTAAAAAAGCGTTTCCAATAAAAATTATACAACGTATTCCAAATTTCTATTTTTGTGGCACTTGGGGTGATCCTATAATGTGTAAAGATATTGCAAAAATATGTAAATATATTATTAATTATTCAGATAATTCAATAATATGTATTAATACAAATGGCTCTATAAGAGATGCGGATTGGTGGTGGGATCTTGGGGCGCATTGTAAAAAAAGACTAACAATTATTTTTGATGTTGATGGAATTAATCAGGAAATGCATTCAAAATATCGTCAAAATACTAATTTAAAAAAAATATTATCAAACATAGAATCTATATCTTTAACACCAGCAAGAATATTAATACATGTAATTGTGTTTAAACATAACCAAAATTATTTAGAAGATATAGCTAAAATGGTGAGAAGTCATGGAGTGCATAAAAAAATAATATTTGAAATGTCTTCTAGATTTAAGAATGATAAACACTATTTTATTAATGGACAATATGAATTAGATTATTTAGAAAAAGCTACAATAAAAGAAAATAATATATTAAATATTAGTGGAGAGTGGGAATTTAGAAATGAAAATGGAATTACTATTATGCAAAATGAAAATTAAATGAAACCAAAACATGATATAGTTTGTGAATGGATGAACCAGTGGAAAAATTCTAGATTATTGATTAATCCCGATGGCCAAGTGTTACCATGTTGCTATTTAGCCAATCTTATATATTCAAATAAAAATCATGCTATCCATTCGTTATTAAAGCAATATCAAGATTCTGCAGAAAATTATAATATTTTTAATAAAGAATTAGATGAAATAATAGATGGTAAATGGTTTCAAGAAACTTTACCTAATAGCTGGATATCAGATAATCCTCACCCAATGTGCCTTCGACAATGTTCTAAAAAATAACGGTTTACATTTGATTAATAATGTGGTATAATGTTTACATAATGAAAGGAATCAACCATGATTTTAATTGACTTCTCAGGTATCTCGATTGCTCCTGTTGCTATGGGTTTAGCAGGGGCAGATGAAAACTTAATCCGTCATATGATATTAAACTCGATACGAATGTATCGTCAAAAGTTTAAAGATAAGTATGGTGAGATTGTTATCGTAACAGATGCCGGTGGTAATTGGCGCAAGGAAGTGTATCCCGAATATAAAGGTAAACGCAAAGAGTCTCGTGAAAAATCTAAAATCGATTGGGAAGAAGCTTTCCGTTGTATCAATTTAGTTCGTGAAGAATTAAAAGAAAATTTTCCGTATAAAGTTATTCATCAATATGGTTGCGAGGCTGATGATGTTATT